CCAGCTTGGTAGGTCCGGAACCTACGGCTTCCTCTGCGGCGTCAAGCCCTGTTGAGGGTACGCGTCCCCTCAATGCTAATGATAGCATAGCACAGGAGGCGGAAAATGTCAAGAACGGGGGCGCGGCTGGCTTTGACGGCCTCGGCAACGCAGACGCCGGGACGGTGAACACGCCCTTTGACACTATGCAGGCCAAGAGCGACGAGTTTTACCCGGTGAATTCAAACAGCGCCCAGCGCATCCAGGCAGATCAGCGGCGGGCACCCTCTGAGGTCCCCGTTGTGAACCCTGATACCGGGCGGAATGTGGAGAAAACGGTCTCCACCATTTTGAACAGCCCCCTCACCTCCCCGGAAATGGCAACCGTGTATGAAAACGCCATTGCAGACGGTAAATTCGATTATGACGTGGTAACAGACCAAAGCGCGGTAGGATTGGCGCAAGCAAAACTTGACCGTGACGGACTACAGGAAACCGCAACCAAGTTTATCGCAATGGTTGATATGGGACAGCGCATTACAAAATGGGATATGGCTGACGCTATCAACGCATATAATCGCGCTGTAACAGAAGGCGACCGCAAAACTGCCTTTGATCTGACCTGCGCGATTGCTGCGGCAGCTCATGACAGCGCACAGGTGACGCAGGCCATGAACCTGATGAACCGATTGACGCCGGAGGGCCGTCTGCTGACGCTGCGGCGGCTGGTAGACCGGATGAATGACCGGGCGGCGCGGCAGAACCGGGCACCCCGGCAGAACACCACCAACAGCGGAGACGTGGAAAGCGCACGGGTGGACTACATCGACAAGGTAACGGGCTTCACCCTCTCTGACGAGCTGGCCACCAACTACCTGATGGCAGAGACGGACGCGGAGCGGGCGGCGGCGTGGGACGCCATCACCACCTCCATTGCGGACCAGATCCCCAGCACGTTCCGGGAAAAGGCCAATTTCTGGCGGTACACCTCCATGCTGACCAACCCCACCACCCACATCCGCAACATCATGGGCAACGCCATTCAGATGGGTGCACGGAAGATCAAGAACGGCATCGGAACCGCAATCGAGCGGGCGGTCATCAAGGATCAGAGCCAGCGGACAAAGGCCCTGAATGTTGACAAGGATCTGAAAGCCTTTGCCAAGGAGCAGTATGAGACGGACCAGAACGCGGCCATGGGCAGCAGAAAGTATTCCGACGCCACCACGGCGGGTATTGAGCGGGAGATCATGGAAAAGCGCAATGTATTTACCGCCAAGATGTCCGGCAAACTGGCAAAGAAGATTTCCGATATTGTACCAGAGCCTATTCACAAAGCTGCGGACGCTCTGGGTGCTGGCGTTCAGGCTGTTGGCGATTTCAACAGTCGCTTGTTAGACCGGGAGGATGTGCGATTCAACAAGAGCGCGTATGTGGACAGCTTTGCCCAAGCACTGCAAGCCAAGGGCGTGACGGCGGCAGAGGCCCACGCAGGGACCAGAGCCGCAGACGTAGAGGCGGCACGGGCCTACGCCATTGAGGAAGCGCAGAAGGCTACCTACCGCAACACTACAGCGCTTTCCGAGGCGCTGTCTAAGCGGGGCCGGTATTTTGTCACCGATGCGCTTCTCCCCTTCCGCAAGACTCCGGCCAACATCCTGACCACGGGGTTGAGCTACAGCCCGGCGGAGCTGCTTAAGGTCATCCTGTATGACGCAGGGCAAGTGCACAAGGGGAATATGAGCGCTACGGATATGGTGGACCATATTTCGTCCGGGTTGACAGGCACCGGGATTATGGCGCTGGGTGCATACATGGTAGCGCAAGGGCTCTTTGGAGCTACCCTTCACGTCCGGGCCGGTGACGATGACAAGGAAGAAGAATTTGAAAAGTCCATGGGCGGGCAGGATTATGCCATCCAGATTGGGGACAAGTCCTACACGCTGGACTGGATGACCCCGGCGGCAATGCCCCTGTTCGCGGGAGCGGCCATTATGGAATCCGTTCGGAAGGGCGGCAGCACCTTCGATGCGCTGGTGGATTCTCTGCTGGGGATGCAGGAAGTTGTGCTGGAGACCTCCATGCTGTCCTCTCTGAATGACCTGATCTCCTATTGGAGCTACGCCGATAACAAGGCTGGCTATCTGATCGACCGGGTGGTCAGCAGCTACGCCGGACAGTATATTCCCACCATCGGAAGCAAGGTTGCGTCCGTATTTGATGATACGGTGCGCAAAAGCTATGTGGAAAAGGGCACGGGGCAGCTTTCCTCCGACGTGAATTACTTCTTGCAGGGGGCGGCAAAGAAGGTGCCGGGGGTGCGGAACCAGTTGCAGCCGTCTATCGACCTGTGGGGCAACGAGGTCTCCAACGGCTCCGCGCCGGAGCGGGTATTCCAGTCTTTCATTTCCCCCGGCTTCTTGAAGGCGCAGGACAACAGCCCCGCCACGCAGGAGATCCGGCGGCTGGCGAAGGCCACCGGAGAAAGCGCCGTTTATCCGGCGGCGGCGGAGAAGTCTTTCAAGGTCAACGGAGAGACCAAATACCTGACGGGTGAAGAATATACCAAGTACGCCAAGACTATGGGCAGCACCCGGAAACAGATCGTTGAGAACATGCTGAAAAACAAGGGGTATCAGAAGCTCTCTGATGATGACAAGGCGAAGGCCATTTCCTATGCCTATGAATACGCCAACGTCAAGGGGAAGCAGGCCGTCAGCAGCTACAAGCCCAGCAACAGCAGCTTTTCCAAGGGTGCGCTTGCCAGTGTGCTACCGCCGGATATGTACATCCTTTACAAGGTAACTGCTGACAAGGACAACAACGGCAGTGTAACCAGTGTGGAATCTGCACAGGCTTTGAAGAATCTGACCGGGCTGACGGACCGGCAGCGCGGTAAGGCATGGGAAGAGAAAAACAGCACCACGAAGCCGGAAAAGAACCCCTTTACCGGGGCACTGGTGGAAGCTGGGGCCAGTGTGAGTACATCTATTTCGATTCTGGACAAGTACCGGGAACTGTACAACGCAGAGGGAATGAAGCCAAAGGAAAAGGCGGCAGATTTCCGGGCGTATGTATACGGACTTGGGCTGACACCCGCCCAAATTGCGGCGGCCCAAAGCACATACACTTTCTTTGGCAGTTATCCCATCGAATGGTAAAAGAAATCCCCCGCCAGACGGCGGGGGATGTTCTTATACATAAGGGTACAGGAGGCGGAATGTCTCGCGGCCCTTGGGGGTGACCATGGTCTGAACGCCGCTCCACGCCGTTTTGTCATTGAAACTCTCCTTGACTTCAAAAAGCCCATCGTTCTTATTCTCATAGGGCATGAGTTTTTCTTTCTTATCCCGGTAGATGTACTTCTTGTCCAACAGGAACTGGGTAAACTTCCGGGGCGGGATGCCAAGCTCCTTGGCGGTGTCGCGGAAGCTGGTGAGGGTGTTTCGCTCCACCAGTTCATCAAAGTAATCGGCCTTGGGGGCCATGATGGCGTTTTGCACCTGCAAGGAAGAAATGCGGGCGTCCCGCTCCGCCAAGGTCTGCTCCGCCACCTTGATGGCCTTTGCCATGAGTTCCGCGGGGGAAAGGTCATTCTGCCCGGCGATATAGCCGCCGCTGCGGCGGATGGCGGGGAGGACTTCGGCGGTGACCCACTTGCGGAAGGGCTTTGCCTCCGGCTTATCGGAGCGGAGGATCACATTGTACAGGCCGCTCTCGCTGATAACGGTGGTTTCCTGTGAACCGCCCGGGGTAGGAATTAGATTCCGCCCCTTTTCATCAAGGTCAAGCCGTTCGGCCACCTTGTGGGGGCTTCCAAGGTCAAGAACCTGACACACATCCTTCAGGACGAACCAAGGGGCACCGTCTTTCTGCACCGTGCGGACTTCCGCTCCGCTATAAACAAAGGTCTGCATCTCGTTCATACCCACACCCCCTTAATTCACCGCGCTTCCCACGCGGTCCGAGAGGGCGGCGAGGGCGTCGCAAATCAGGTCAAGGGCGGGGGCGTAAACGGTGTTGGTTCGTCGGCAGGCGCTCAGAGACAGGAGCTTTTCATTTTCTCCGGTGCTGTTCCCGACTGCGGTAAAATCCCCGCACATCCCCTCCAAGGTAAGCTGCAAGCTGGCCTCGATCTGCTCTAACTTGATCTGAACTTCATCCATTGTAATTTTTTCCATGGTACTTCCTCCATCATTTTACTTGACAGAGGCTCCCGGACGGCATAGAATAGATTTACCGTGAGGGGAACCTCCGGGTGGATAACCGTGGCCTGTTCACTTCCTACGGCGGCAGGTTGCGGTTATTTCTTTATATCGGCTTCCAACTTCTTAATCCCTCGCCGTATCGCTTCCATTTGAGTTACTTTTTCTTGTTCAGTGTAGGCATCTAATATTTGCTTGCTTGCTTCATCCACTCGAACTGTTAATTTATACGGTTTAGGGTTATCCGTAGGCCTGCCTGTTCTGGGGGACACGTTCATCACCTCACTTTTGACTGTCTTAATTATATATTTATGACCGTCAGAAGTCAAGAGGGAAATTCACAGAAAGCCCTGAAACCGTTGCGGCAGTAAGAGAAAAAAATAATATTTTGATAAAAATATCCCCCCTGCGGCGTGCAGGGGGGTGTTTTTTTAGCTTTTACATCATGGACAGGAGCGTTTTCACATGGGTGGTGCGGTCCAGCATCCGCTCATGCTCCCAGTCCCAGACGGCTTGCATGGCCTCCGTGGGATGGAGACCGGCGTCCTTCGCCTTTTCGATATGGCGAACGGCCATTTCGTGTAGCCGATTGGCGTGTCCCAGCTCCTGACGGCTAAGGTCGGCGTAGGTGCTGGCGTCCTCCGGGTCTTCGGCGTGCTTGACGGCCTCCCGTGCGTACTTCTCGGCATCGTCCAGTTCTTCCCGGATCTCTTCGGCCAAGTGTTTGATCTCGTACATAAGAACCTCCTAACTCTGCTTGATGAGGGTGTAGAGCTTGTCCACATCCGTTTCATTCAGCGTGACGTTCCCAATCAGGGGGATATTGGTGGTGACGGGGCCTTTGGCGGCTTCGGTTTTCAGGCAGGTGTAGATCTTGTCAAGGTCTACATTCCCCGCCTCGTCAAAGACGCCGAGGGCCTTCACGGCGGGATGCTCCCGGAGGGCGGAAAGGCTGGCGTCCAGATTGCCCAGGGCCATAGCGGCCCCGGCACCGACCGCCCATTTCTGCCAGCCGGTGAGCTTGCCGGTAAATTCCTCGTCCACATAGCGGGCAGCGCCCTGCTTGATCTGTTCCAATGTTACCATAGATTCCTCCAATGACGGGAGAGAGGGGCGCTATGCCCCTCTCTTCTTCCCTCTGCGCCTCTTAGCAGCCGCAGCCGCAGGTGGAGACGGGGAGGGGGTTATAGGTGGACTGGGGCGTGGTGCCGGTGCCGGTGGTGATGTCCGCGACCATTTTGGGATAAAAGGTGGCGTTGGTGTAGGTGACAATGGTATTGTCAGCGCACTTCCGCTCGTCCCGCTCCCTGGAAATGGCCCCGCACAGCTCGTTCTTGCAGCAGTCCACGCGCTCCTGCAACAGCTGGAAGCTGTCCTTGGTGGCCTGATTGTTGACCGCCTGAGAAGCCAGCGCACCATGCACCTCGCCCAGCTTGCCGTCGATGTACTTGTACATCTCCAACATCTTCTGGTCCTGGTAGGTGTTGGCATCCCGCAGGGCAATGTCGCTGCGGAGTTTGGCATTCTCCTGCACCATGGACAGCTCGTAGCGGTTGACCGTGTGGTTCTCGCTGCATCCGGCCTCCGCCGCCATACCAGCGGCAAAGGGGACAGCGCGATTGCCCAGCAGGATCCCGCCGAGACCACCCAGAGTGTTCAGGACGCCCAGAGACAGACCGGCAATGCCGGTGCCGAGGCCAGCGCCCGCGACGCCCTTGCTTGCGAATTCAGCCATAGAGAGATTCCTCCTTCTCTAAAAATACACCCCCTGTTTCCGCGCGCAAAACAAGCGGTGCTCTATGGTTACCGTACCACAGGACACCGCTTGTCATGGCTTAGAGATGTTTTTTGTTTGGGCGGGAGATGCCTGCTTTATCCCGGATGGAGTGCAGGCAGGCGTTTACGGAGGAACGGGATAGGTACAGCTCTGCCGCCGCGTCCTCAATCGCCCAGCCACGGCGGCAAACCAAGTTGAACACGCGCCGCTCCCGGTCGGTGAGATAACGGCACTGCTCCATTTTTTGGAGCTGCTGGACGGTGTATCGGTATTTCATATTGGGCCTCCTTTACGAAGTGCCCCTCCCCTTTGATCTACCGATGCAGGTGGTCAGGACCCCTGCGCGTCTATCATGGCTAACAGCTTTTCCAGATCGTAAAAATTCCGTGGGTTCAGCCCGGTTTCCCTCTGAATGAGCCGAAAGCGGTAGCGGATGGAGTTGTAGTGCAGGTAAACCGCGCCGCCGGTCTTTTTCATGCTCATGTTGTTCTCCGCATAGGTTTTCAGCAGTTTTTTGTCCCGATCCTCCATAGCTTACCTCCTTTTGTTGCGTGGGGCGGCTGGCGATTAGCCATCCGCACTGGGTTTTCGCTCGCCGTAGGAGCAGAAATCATCGTCCTCTACTGACACAGCAAACTCACTCAATTCGTACCAATAGCCTTCACAGGTACGTCCGGTTCCATCTTTGCAACTGTCCTTACAGCCCTTACACCGTACTACTGGGGCCACGTCGGCGGCGGGAGCATCACTTACTTCCCGCAGCACTTTGGCGGCCTGCAAGTACGGGATTTCTTGTGGGTTCTCCGAGAACACATTTTTGTTGTAAATAGCGCCGTGATAGCGCCTTGTGTTCTCGATTGCCCTCGCACCGGCGTTCATGGCAAGCACAAGTTCTTCCGTGCGCTCGATGTATTCAGCCATTGGCTTATCCTCCCTCGTGGCAATATCCGTTTTCGTCCGTGTTCTTTCCCCAATAGGTGCAGTGCAGGACATTTCCGATCACCACAGATTGATAGCAGTCCTTGCAGCGCACCACAACCTCTGCGTCTACGGCTGGGGCATCTTCGATCATGTCGATTGCGTCACCGGTGCCACACGCACGGCATCTTACCCCGTTGTAGCTGTTGCAGCCTGCGCAATAAACTTCTTTGATGCGCTTAATTGTCGCTTCCCTCTCAATGCATTCAGCCATCCTTCATTGCCTCCACATAGCACCAGCTCTGGGGCGGGCGCTTAATGTTACCGCCAATTTTTTTGCAGTCCGTGCATTCCCATGTGTATTCTGCATGGCAAGAATCGCACGGGTCAGTTGCACGCTGGAACTCGCTTAGTTTCCGCGGATGGTTATAGATCAGCAGGCCGGAGATATGCCAGCCGTGGCCGGTTTTCCCGTTGCCGATGTAGCCAGCAAGCTCCTCGTATGCAAGGCAAGATCGCTCCATGTGTTCGAAAAGCCAGTTCTGGATGCTACCATTGTCGAAAACATTGATGGGAAATATCCGGTCACAGGTGAACTCGCCAATGACCTTGCCGCCGCCGTAAAACTGTGGCCTTGGATAGTCCGTCGCAATGAAGTCCTCGTGCGGATATTTTGGCAGCGTGCAGTAGATATAGCACTTAAACGGCGTTTCCAGTTTCGGCTTGGTCTTGCGGACTTCGATAGTCTTTTCGCCGGAGACAATCTTTTGACACCACTTCGGGCGAATGCTGATAAGTACGGCTTTACTCATTCTGTTTTCCCTCCATCGGATTGTCGTATACATTGCCAACTACAAGCGGGCCTCTGCGTGGATCGCACATCCAGTATCCGCTCGACGGGTTATATTCCACTAATTCCGGCTTGTTTGAGAGCCGCCGCGGATTTGTCGAAATCACGAAGTCACCCTCGAAAATCTTCTTACCATTCGTGTCCTTTAGCCCGGTGTATTGTCCGACAGTCACAGGGTCTACATCCGCTCTCAAATGCTGGTTCGGAAGTCCCCAGTCGGTCATCCGGTCAAAAACGATGTAATGTTTGGTGTTGTCCGGGTGTGCGGCATAGTCCCCTTGGAAGCAATAGGTCGTATCCGAAAGAGCCATGTAGTAACCCTCGTACCATGTTCCGCTCTCGGGGTCTTTTCCCCGAAATAATATCTCACGCATTCCGCTTGCCCTCCAATGCACGATCCGCCTCCTCGCGGGTAAGAAACACAGTCTTGCCGATTTCATTAACCGGTACGCCGAAAATGGATTTATCAACAAACCCGGCTACGATATCCCATTCAATGAATGTACAAAACAATTCCACGCGAATTGCCTTTACTCGGTATTCGCTTATGGTTTTTCGACTTGTAACCTCATACACCGTATCTCCCGCCTTGCACGGCGGCACCACCAGCCGACCGGCCCTGTCGGCCTCGGCCAGTTTCTCCAACCGGTCAAGATCGTAGTCTCGGCACAGTTGGCGAAGCTGCTCTGCGGCTTCGTGATCCATGTCGATTTCCTCCGGTTCCAGCCCCGTGTCCTCGTAGGCTTTCAGCCGTTCCCATACCTTACGCGCTGAGCAGGAACCATCCTCACAAAAGCTGCCGCCCGGTGTGCTTGTACACTGCGCAATGTCACAAAAATTACCGTCAAAAGTCAGTCTTTCCATCACATTTCCTCCATTCTGAGCCTCGCTCACGGCTTGCCCTCCCACGGGGTCTCAAGCCATTTTTTAATTTCTTTCCAATTTGATGGCATCGTCGAAACACCAGAGAGGTCTTTCGTGATGCAATCCATCTGGAATTGGAACAGCACCCCGGCCAGCTCGTTATCCGTCATGCTCCGGATCCGGTCGGCAACGGTAACGGGCCACGTGCGATACGGGCACTTTTCGATTGCGGCGCAGTTTTCAAAGTCATAGCCCATCTGCATGGGGCAGTTTTCACCGGTGCACTTTTTCATCATTTATCCTCCCTTATGTCTCCGCCCCATTGCTCCGCCATGGCTCTGGCGATGCCGGGGAAGGTCTTTGCGCGGTTTTTGGCCCTATCCGTGGTAAACATACCTTTGTGCTGTTCCCCATGCTTATGGCTGTAACTGCCACTCGGACACCATGTTGCTGTCGGTTCAACGATGTTTGTCGGCTCCAACGGCTGGACACCACGCTCCCACAGCAAGGTTTTTTTGCTAAACGGGTGCCCGTATTGATAGGGCTGTATGACTTGGGTTGGCTCTGGATACTCAAAGACTTTACTCGGCGTCGGATTCTCAATCACAACTTTTTCACAATCCGCTGCCCAAATAGCTAAAAACAGCGCTTTGCCGCACAAGCCCTCATAATACCGCTTGATATTGAGCTTGCCGCCCCTATACAAGTGCCGCGCTCCGGCGTTGCTGGTTTTGGTGCAGGGAGGGAAAGCAATAATCATATCCCACCGCCCCACATCATGGGTCTGTCCGTCCATAGTGGTCACTTGCCCCCCCTCGATGGCCTTGAGCGCATCGCCTAAGATGTGCCACTCCGGATGCCCGCCGGACGGCTCCTGGATGTCGCAGGAATACGCCTCGTGGCCAAGCGCCCGTAACGCCTTGCAGACTTCCTGCGATTCCTCGCAGGCTATCAACACTTTCATGTGTCCTCCACCTCCTGCATCCAGAACTCGCGGCGACAAATATCACAGCCTCTTCCAGTCGGGCAATGCCCACGTAACGCTGTATCAACAAGGCATGGGTCTAAAGCAACGTTATGTGTGTTCGTATATATTGGCGCATTTGGGAACTGTTCCAGAAACACGCTCTGTCTGGTTTTTACGGGGTGCTCGGCGGCCCACTGTTCAGCAGCTTCCACCATTCCTTCATAATCGTTCTTTTTTTGTGCAGATATATATTTTTGAATCGCGCAATCTATCGTACCCGACTTCAACATCCGTGTAACTGCCTTCATACACTCCACAGCATCCATCATTCTGCCTCCTCAATTTCCACGCGGATCGTCTCTCCGCTCCAAAATTTGTGTTCCACGGCACGGAACCACTTACGGTTATCGTCTGGCAAAATATAGCCCTTCATCGCGTCCACAAAGGCTTTGCCCAGCGCGCCGTGATTGTCGATGTCCAGATTGTCATTCCAGAAAAATGTCACCTTGACGGGGTGATTTACCAGCCGTTTTGTAATTCCTGCTTTGCGCATCGCCCAGTGGGCAAGCTCGTGCAGCTCTTCCGCGTCCTTCTCCCGCTGCGACCAATGCTTACCGGCGTAATACGCGTTCAGGCCAAACCGCTTGTTCCACGCCGCTTTACCGCGCTTTGTTGCCGGATAGGGGATTTCAAATGCAATCACCGCTTTTCCTCCTTGCCGTCGGTAATGACGCTGACCACGCGGACGCGTCCCAAAGGCTCCAGCAGCATGGCCACCGCCTCCTTCGTGCCCTGCGTGTCCTCGCCGTCGTAAATGTCAATCACAAGCCGCATCATCGTGTGTCCCTCCTGAATTTGGGGCAGTAGTGGATCACGAACGAGGATGCTACCCGTGTGCCGCCCTTGCCCTTGCCGCCGACCTTCAGCACCCGGCTTGTGGGGGTGGCGTCCCAGCCGGGGACCGGCTTCAGATGGTCGGACCACTCGCAGCCGCCGCAGGCGGATGCGCAGTCCCAACAAAGTTGCTGCTGATATGCGGCTGCGGCGCTGCCCTTGGGGGCTTTCTTCTGCTTCTTCTCCCGTGGGGGATAGCGGCGGATCAGCTCGTCCAGCCGAAAATTACTTGCCATTAAACACCTCGCATATCTGCCAGAGCGCACCATGCGGCATAGGTCATCCCCTGCTTCTTCGCCTCTGAGGGGGTGGGGATACCGGCCTCATGCCAGCGCTCGTGCTGTTCGCCTGCCTTGGCATAGAATTTTTCCAGATAGACGTCGGACGGCTCCGGCATGGGGGCCTCCTTTGCGTTGGGTTTTTCCAGTTTTGGAAGGAATGGAACCAGCTCATACACATCCGGGTAAAACCGGTTTTCCCTCGCCCGGACAATGACAGCCTGTTTCACGTCCTCGTAGTCCCATGGGGCCAAAACCAGTGTCCATGCCTCTAAGTCTGCGGCGGTGCGGGACTGCTGCTTCGCGTTGGGGTAGATCGTTTCGATCAGGCTGAACAAGCGCCGGGTATCCTGTTTCTCCATGTTCTTCTCCTGTAAGGCTTCCGTAGAAGTCTCTAATAGCTTCTTAATAGCTTCTTTTAGCTGCTGCAGCAGCAGCTAAGAGAGATAATATATAATCTTTTCTTCTTAGGGGGGTGTGGGGGGAGGTTCTTCTTTTCTCTGCGGCTGCTGTGTGCGTCGGTGATCGTGCTGCGGCTTGCTTGCATCCGCCCGTCATCACTCTTAGACACACACGGCAACGTTGTTAAAAGGGAAGCTCCCCGTCATCCTCAATTCCGGTGAAATTATCAGTGGGGGCGGGGGCGGCATAGGCACTCTGGGCGGGGGTCTGCCCAGCGGTGCTTACAGAGACGCAGACGTAATCTGCCACCAGATCGTTATAGGTCTTGCCCTCATAGTCGTGGCTCTCCACGCGGCCCACGGCGAATACGGAATCGCCCTTGCGGACATTGGCAAGGAGCCGTGCCCAATGGCCCCAGCCCTTGACGGTGAGCCATGCGGTGGTGCCGTCCTGCTTATCGTAGGCCGGTACGGAGACGGAGCCGACCTCCTTTCCGCTCTGGGTGGCGTAGATCTGGCCATCCTTGGCGGCGCGGCCCACGATCAGGCCGGTTTGCAGCTTCTTGCCCTCCTTGCTGTAGGTGGGCAGTCCGTTAATGAACATCAGGCATCCTCTTTCGGTTCCAGCGCATCCAGCAGGGCGTCAAAGTCCTTGCTGAGTACCTTGCTTGCGCTGTCATAGCCGTGAGCCTTCAGAAGCGCCTTAGCCTCGCCCTTGGTGAGACCGTGGTTAGAGCAGACCTTATAGAAGAACCTGATCTGCGCGGCGGTGATGGGGGCCTCCGGGTCCTTGTTCTTGAAATAAACATCGCCGTCCTCGGTGTCGCTCTCGATGTCCTGGGTGAACATATCGGAGACGCAGCCGAGGGACAGGGCGGCGGAGACCAGGGCGCGTTTCTGGGCCATCTTCACGGCACTATTGGCCCCGTCATAGGGGGACTGGGAGCCGGTGCGGCCCTCCCGGGTGTTGCCGGAGCCGTAAGCGGAGGTGATGACGTATTCCTTGCCGTCATAGATCTTGATGAGGTCGCAGCGGACGAGAAAGTAGAAAAAGCCGTGCTCGATATCCTCCAGTTTGCTTTCCAGCGTGTAGCGCTGGCAGAGGCCGTAAGCCACGGCAACCTTCTCCGCGCCGGATTTGAAGAGGGTGGGGTTTTTCGTCATGGCGTCGCCGTTCTTCTTGCGGATCATGCCGAAGTCGATGCCGCGTTTCAGGACGGCGGGCGCTCCGTCTGGGGCGCAGATGGTGTAATTCCCGGAGCGGGGGACAGGGGCCACCGTCAGGGCGGCGGCATTGTATTGGTAGAGTGTGAGTTCATTCATGTGCGTTTCTTCCTTTCTGTGGCTTTGTGGAGGGTGCGGCAGGCGTTTACCAAATTTGAATTTGGTTCTACATGGCGAAGCTCATAAGTGCCGTCTTTTGAGAGTTTCAAGGCATAGAGCGATTGAATTTTTCCGTAACCGCAGCGCGGGTCCCACGAGAAAATCATCTTGTAGGCGGTGAGTTGGGCGGAGAGGGCGGCGTCATGGAGCTGGCCGGTCTTAATGTCCAGAATCGCGGGGGCATTATGGATGATGCCAAAGCGGTCCATCGTTCCGGCCATTTTCATATTCCGGTCCGCTATGGGACATTCAATCAGTTTCCATTCCGGTTTCCAGTCTTTGAGAAACCGGCGGTAGGCTTTCAGGTATCCGGCGATCTCCGGGGTTTCCTCCGGCTCCTCGCCGTAGTCGATGAGGGCGCAGGCTTCGTGGACGGCGGTTCCCCGGCGGGCGGCAGCCTCCGCCAGCCATGGCCGGTCTGACTTGTAGTCATAGGCGCAGAAGCGGGTGACTTCGGTGACGCTGGGCAGCTGGATACCGTCAAGGGTGTAGGTGTGGGTGGCCTCGTCAAAGATCAGCATGACGGCCCCTCCGTATACAGCACCGGGATGCCGAGGGCATCGGCAAACAGGTCCATATCGTCATCAATCTTATCCAGCAGGTAATCTTTGAAGCAGGGCGGGCAGTACAGCTCGCCGTTCGGGAGCTGGAACATCCGGTCACAGTCATCCTCTGCGGCGGGGTTCATGGGGTGGTCGCAGTGGGCACAGATGGGATAGGTTTTTCTGGTCATAGTTGGGTCTCCCTCCAGACACGGACCGCATGGGCGATGTCCGTATATTTTTTCGTGCGGTAGCCGCAGGAATCGCAGAGGACGAAAAACAGGTCCTCCTTTCCGGGGGCTACCATCCGTTTACCGCCGTACATGTGGCACCGGGGGCAGGGCGGTAATTCTGCCATCCGGCCACGGCGCCTACGCATCAGATCACGCCCAGCATGTGGGCCAGCACCATGAGCAGGAAGCCAAGGAAGCAGCCGAAGGAGATCCAGGCAGAGAAGTCGGCCCGGTCCCGGCGGCGCTCTTCCCGTGTGCGGTTAGCGCGTTTCATGGCGGGGCCTCCTCTCGATCATGTCTACGATTTTGAAAAGCCAGTCGGCGGCGGTGGATGCGCCGATCAGCACAAAAATGAACGTTGTAATATCCATAATTAAGCCTCCCCGAAGTGATAGCACTGGCGCAGGCCGCCGTCGAAGGTGACCAGAAACCAGCGGTGCGGAATGTTGATGTAGGAAACGGTGCCGGTGCGGGTTGGGTGCTCAGCGTCGCCAAGGCAAAGGCGGAAACTGCACCGGGCACCCAGCTCCGGCGGCGCGGGCGGCTTTGGGTCCGGCTTGAAGCCGCAGAGGTTGAGCTTGCTCATTTTTTACCTCCACAGAGTTGCCGGGCGAAGGTGGCGGCGGAGATGTAGCCGCCCTTCTGCAAAGGGAAATGGCGCTGAATGGTGCGAAGATCCTTCATGCCGGTGAATTTGCGGATGTCCGCCAGATTCAAAAGCTGCCGCCCGCCGGTAAAGGCGAGGATTTGTTCGAGATTGTCTCGATATGCTGGATGTTCCATAGGGGCCTCCTTTTTCGGTTTTGTCGTGATTGCGATTGGTGGTGCGGGCCGTTAATTGCCTGAGCTATGTGCATTGACGTTTCTGGGTAAAGAGCGAGGGGAATTGTTCGTGTAACGGCACGAATAATTATTCATTTTTTCGAGAGGAAAAGATTGATGAAGTATTGCTGCCCCTTACCCGTGACCTTCGGCGTTTTGTTCACGCTGATGTGTCCGTCGGAATGGGAAACGCTGGTCTCTTTTACCTCAAACAGGCTCATTTCCATGCTCCGCTGCGTGGGCATGTTGTAATCGCTGCCCTTCCGGCGGACCAGATAGCCGTTTTTCCGCATCCATTCGAACAGGCGGTTTCCGCCAATATCCACTCCATTCTGCTTCAAAATCTTTGCAAGGTCGAAAATCAGAATGGATGTGTGGGACGTCGCCACGCTGTCAGCAAACAGCACTTTAGGCCGGTTCTCTTCCGCCTGGGCTTCCAGCACTTGCAGTTTCTTGTTGGCGATCTGCAAGGCGCGGGCCATCACCTTCTCCGGACTGTTCCAGTCCTTTTCCAACTGGATGAAATACTGACGGGCCTGCTTGCCCTTTTCGTTCCGCTGGAGCATGCACAGTTCCTTTGCCATGTCGATGGTAATTTGAGCATCCTGTGCCGGTCGGCCTCCGGATGTATTACTCATTTTTGAGTAAAACCGAAAATCGTGGTTTTCAGCAAAGCCGTACTCACACATACGATGGAACCAGTCATTGAACCGCGTTTCCACTTCCAAAAACTCATGCAAATCTCTCGCGGAAACCGTGATCCGCTCCGGGTCGTTCATGTTGATAGGGATCAGTTCATTCATCTTGCGTGTCCTCCTTATGCTTTCCTTTAGATTGATAAAACACCACTTTTCCCATTAGCTTAATGACAAGTGCCTGCTTTTCCGGGGACAGGGATCGCAATGCCAACAGGATTTCAAGGTTACTCACCACGCATACCTCTTTTCTTTCGCTTTTTTGAGCTAACGCCGAGAAGTTCATCCACGCTGCACTTGTAAAGCTCGGCCAGCCTAACGAGGATTATTCCTCTGGGGGAATTCCGGCCAGTTTCCCACATAGAAACTGTTCCTGTTGATTTCAGATTAAGCGCCTTCATAACGTCGAGTTGCGTCAATCCGGCTTCTCTTCTGCAACGTTCGTAATTGTTCAATCTTGTATGCACCATCCTCTCACAAAAAATGAGAAATTCTCATTGACATTTGACTATCTGTTGTGCTAATATCTCATCAAGGAGATAATGCGGTGAGATCTCATCCACAGTGTTCATTATCTCACTGCGAATGAGATAAGTCAAGTTTAAATTTCATCGCGAATGAGATTTGTTGAAGTGTATAAATTGCAGTATGATAATTTGGTAAAATAGTGCAATTTAGGGGGTAATCATGACACGTTTTTTTAGAACATATAAGGAATTGTGCGAAAAGGAGGGGAAAAGTCCAAATGCAGTTGCAAAAGAACTGGGCATTTCGTCTGGGAGCGTAACCGCTTGGAAACAAGGGAGGACACCAAAGTATGAAACGATAGAAAAAATCGCTACTTTCTTCTCCACCGATATAGAAGATTTTTTCTTATCAAATCAGCCGCGAACAGATGAAGAAATTGAAGAGAATAATATTTTTTGGGACGGGTATCAACTTGCAAAAGACCTTGCACAACAAGAAAAGCCCGCCCCCACGAATGAGGGCGAGCTGAGCGAAGAGGATAAGCGGATCATGGAGCTTTTACATCAGCTGACGCCGGAGAACCGGGAACGGATTGTTGAGATAATAAAAGCTCTTGCATCGCAATAAGTACGGCGGCTTGCTTCTCCGGCAGTAAGTTGCGGAAGGTTTCCAGAAATTCAAGGTCTGTCATAGGTTGGATGCTCCTTTCTATTTGAAACCCCGGCCCGCCGAAGCGGGACCGGGGAAAGGGGAGTGGGCCTATGAGAACGATAGACCCATTTAGCGAGAAAGTCCAATTCAAAGGGAGGATTTTCCTTGCAAAAAACTTTCAAGGAGGGGAAACGGTGAATTTTTCGGAAAAGGCGAGGGCAATGCGCATGAAAAGCCCGCTGACCCTGCGGGAAATCGGCGAGCAATGCAATGCATCGGAAAGCATGGTATCACGCTACATTTCCGGCGCGGTGAAACCGCCGGACGATGTGGCCGAAAAGATTCTGGAGGTGCTGCGGAACAGCGAACAGGACGATGATCGGGGCGTTTATGCCGCACACATCGACGATCTGCGGCGGCTGATCCGCCAGCAGCAGAGGGAGAAGCGGGTCCTGTTCGGGATTCTCACGTTCCTTTTGATTTTTCTGCTGCTGCTTTATCTGGACGCTACTCACGGGGCCTGGGGCGCGATCCGTTACATAGAATAAAAGCCGCCTGAGTGCTGGAACACTCAGACGGCAAACCCACCAATCGCAATCACGACAAAGCCAAAGGAGGATCAATCACAGTATAGCACGATCCCCCTGGCGATGCAACAGGAGGAAAGGAAAAAATGGCGAAGAAAAGTAAATATGGCGTCCGCAAGGACGGACTGCACGAGGCGATCCGCACCATCAACGGCAAGCGGGTAGCCTTTCGCGGCAAGACTGACAGAGAGGTAGACCGCAAGATCTTAGAGTACAAGCTGGAGGCGGAGAAGGGCCGGAATTTCCCGGTAATCGCGGACGAGTGGGAGCGGGAGCACGAGAGAGAGATCTCCGAATCATCCCGGCGAGTATACAACTACGCCGTGAAGCGTCTGAAAGAGGCGTTTCCGGGGCGGGCGTCGGAGATTGAGCCGGTAGACGTGCGGAACTACATCAAGCGCTTTGAGGCCCAAGGACGCAGCGCCAACAGCGTCGGCATTGAGCTGGCCGTCTGCCGGATGATTTTTGCCCATGCCGTCATCAAGGGAGACATCAGGATCAGCCCGGCGGCGGAGGTGAAAAAAAGTCGGGGCCTGCCCTGCAAAAAGCGGGAGGCGCTGACGGAAGAGCAGGAGGAGGCCGTGAAAGCGGCGGGGCTGACAAAGGCGGCCCGCTGGTGGATGTTTGGGTATCTGCTGTTGTACACCGGATGCCGCCGTGGTGAAGCGCTGGCGCTGACGTACCGCGACATCGACCGCAAAGCCGGTGTGATCCACATCGACAAGAAAGTCAACTACGCAACCACCAAGCCGGTTTTGGAAAATCACCTGAAGTCGGATAACGGCCTGCGGGATATTCCTCTGCTGCCGCCTCTGGCGGAGGCGCTGCCGAAAAACCGGATCGGGCTGCTGTTTCCGGGGGATGATGGGGGCTATATGCGGCCCCATGAAATCACACGGGAGTGGCGGCACTACTGCCGGGACGTGGGCCTGAATGAGATCCAGCAGGGCGAAAACGGTGAGACGGTGGAGACGTTCCCCATCACGCCGCACTGCTTCCGGCATAGCTTTGCCACGATCTGTTACGAGGCGGGGCTGGACCCCAGGCAGGCGGCTGGACTGCTGGGCGATACGCCGGAGGTGGTGGAGGCGGTCTATACCCATCTGCGGCAGGATCGGAGGCAGACGGCAGCCGAGAAGCTGACGGCGTATTTTGAAGCTGTAAAGTAGAAATACTTTCGTGTGAACTTTTCGGTGAAAAGTGGGTTTCCAACTGTGAAGTTACTGTGAAGTTCGGTACATGATTCCGGCAACATCGCGTGACACTATCAGGCAAAGCCTGAAAAAGCCGCAGGCGTTGAAAATAAAGACTTTGGTGGGATACAGTGTCAACGAGTGGAATTTAGAGAAAATCGTGAAAATTTAAAACTTTTGTAAGACTTTTTGAGGAATGACAAGGGATTGCGGCTATACTGTGAACGTACTGTGAAGCATGGCGAAACGGCATAAAAAATCAGCGGCTCGGATGGCTCCGGGCCGCTGTTCTTTTTCGGTTGTCAACGCTCCCAGCTGCGCTTCTCGGTGTCCTGCATGGTCTCGATGCCGGGGCGCTGGTGCTTCAGCTCCGCGAACCGGGCAAAGGCTTTCCGGCGCTCCGTGCCGAAATATTTTTCGTCCAAAACGCGCTCCGTGGTGCCGTCCTCATAAGTGCGGACAATCCGCACAAAGTAGATTACCGGCTTGCCCCTGTAACCGGGGTCACGGGTCAGCTCCAGCCGGTCACGGTATGTGGCAGTCGCAAGGGCGGCGTATCGCTCCGCCAGGGCTGCGCGGTATTCGGTCAGTTGGTCGATCAGTTCGTTACACCGGGCAATCATCCGGGCGGCGCTGTCATCGTGGGCCTTGATGCGGTCGGCGGTCAGGGCGTCGGGCCGGAGCAGATAGGCGGTCAGCCGTATTTCCGCTTCCCGGCTGGGGTTGCCGTAGCGCTGGAAGAGGTCAAGATAGCTCATGCGGTGACCTCCTCATAGCTCACGCTGTAAAAAACACAATCATCGTGCTGCCCTATTAGCCACTCTTCAAGCTCGTATTGTCTTTCACATTCTTTGTTGTAGTTTCCGCCCTCGTTATATGGGAATTTCTTTTCAATTCTCGTTCCGTCTGCATACTCTGCAACTGCAATCCACATAAATTTACCTTTCTGCCCTCGTTCCTCCGGGGCGGGCGGTGGTGTCAGTCGGCCAAATGTAACCGGCGGCGCGTGGCTTCCTCATCGATGAAGTTCGTGCATCCGCTTCTGTAAAGCTCCGCGGCGGCTTCCTTCAGCGTCATTTTGCCGCTTAAAACATCGTCGCGCAGGCTATCGAAAATATTTTTGATCTGGATCATGGTTCATGCTCCTTTCTGTTATCGCTCCAGGCCAACGGTGGCAAGGGTGCGGGTGATTACGTCAATTTCCATCTGGCCCCATCCGCCCCGGCGGAGGGTGTCGGCCAGGCATCCGGTGTCGATGTCCTGCAAGGGGGCATCTTTTACGGCGATCACGTCACCATTTCCGGCAACGTATTCTCTTGCGGCGGATTCGCTCTCTGCCGGGACGGTGACCTTGAATGCGTCCCCGTCATCCATGTAGACGGTGTAAACGTGCAACTTCTTCATGTTCAATTCTCCTTTCTGGGGGGGCGGCTCAGCAGGCCGCCCCGATTTTCTCAAATGCGCTATCTTCACGCCCGCCGCTGAAAATCTGGCTTCCATACTTCCGGCGGATCTCGTCCATTGTGGCCTTGCCACGTCTCCACTTGCGGCCCTCTTCGGGGTGATGCCAATACCATCTTGCCTTGTTCTGGGACCAGTGGAAACCGGCGGCTTTCAGCTCGTCCTTGTGGGGCTTCGTATTGCCTCCGCACCACACCCAGGAGCCGACCAGCTCAACTTCCAGATCATCAAATTTCATCAGAAAGTCGATGATGTCGCGGAACTCGGCGGCGGTTTCGGTGGTCTGGTGGTACTCGTCCGCGCTGGCGTTGTGCTGCTTCTTCAGCATTTCAAAGAGTGCGTCATGTTCGGCGTTGATCTGCTGCATGGCCTCAGTGCTGCCGCCCATGTCCGGGTGATACTTCATAGCCAAGCGGCGATACTGCTTTTTCAGCTCGTCCAAGGTCTTTACATTCTCAAAATACTTCATCATTTTGTGATCCTCCTTAATTCGTTATACATACTATTGAGAGTATGTCAATTTTTAAGGGGGAATTATTCCCCGCTTAAAAATTCGTCGATTGCGTCTTTTAACTTTTGCGAATAACTGATGCCGTGTTCTGCACATTTTGCCTTATACTTTGCGGCAGTTTCCTTTTCAACGGAAATCGTCAATCGCGTGTAATGGGCTTCGTTCCAGCGCCGCTTGACTTCCGAGCTGGTGGTTGTTTTTCGGGTTGCTATTGACTTCCGCCCCCTCCCGGGTTATACTTAGTAGCAAGGGCGCCGTTCTCCCTGAGTGGTAGTCGGGAAGTCGGCCAACTTGTCAAGTTTGTAGCTTGAAATTTCCGCTTCTCGCTATTGTCGGGGGGCGGTTATTTCTTTATCTGGTTCCCCAGAGAAACAGCCGCGATCACGAGCATAAGTAACGCGATGGTTTCCGTTAGGCTCATGGGCTGTCCTCCTTTCGGAGCTGGCCCCGGTCGCCCTTGCTGATGCTACAATAGCATACTGGTGAGAGTATGTCAAGCCCTTTTTGAAAAAAATTTTCTGAGCTGGTCAATGCAGAATTTTGAGGTAGCGGCAAGCACACTCAAAAAGATATGAGCAGTGCCAGCCCTCGGCGTTGTGCAACGGGCATTCGCCACAGCCGCTGCACTTGTTGTATGCAGAGATGATGGCGCGGGCTTGCTCCTCGCTGGTAATAACAAATTTGCTCATGGTGTTATCCTTTCCGGCCTGTCGGCCTGTGGCGTTGTCGTGTTTGCTTTTGTTGGCCTAATCATACGTCATTTCCATGACGCTGTCAAGCAGGCAAAATCAACAATCATTGTCATGACTTTTTGTGCAATTTTGTCATGGACATGATTTGCGGCGATTTTGTATAATGTAGTGCAAGAAAGGCGGTGAAATAATGGAGGAAAGAAAGCCAGATCGGCGGAATATATGGCAGAAAGAAAATCAAGAGCGCATCGTGGTAATGACGAGTAAAACAGAGCCACCAACCAAGGCCCAGATCAGAGCGGCAGCCGCCGCCGCAGGCCAGAGCGTCAACGCCTGGATCATTGAGGCCATCCGGGACAAGCTGTAACGAGCGTCAGAGCGTCGAGGGATAACACCCCCGGCGCTTTTCTTTTTGTGTGCGAGGCGGCAGCAGCGGCAGCAGCGGGGGCAGGGAGAGAGAGGGAAGGAGAGGGGGACTATAGGGGGAGAGAATAGGAGAGGGAGAGATGGGGGCGTATTCCCCCTACCCCAGAGAGATAAATATATATTTCTTACAGGGGGGGTGTTATATATATACTCTACCGAGAGAGTAGCGAAAGAAAGAGACAAGGCGAATAAAAAACGCGAGAGAACGAGAGAAAGCAGGAGCAAAACAGAGCATTTGCGAGGTATTCGGAGCTATTACGAGATTGGGGCAATTACCCTTTTCCAGTGAGATTTAAGGGGCAATTAAATATTTCCGTTGGTGCTGCTGGGCTTCGGCTGTTGCTGTGTCGTTTCTGTGTATTTCCCTCGCCCGGTCGGGTGCAATTCCTGTTGGCTGCTCCGGCTGGGGGCTGATTCCATCAGGACGGGCCGAGGCTTCACCGGCTGGGGGTCAGGGGTCCAGAGGTAGAGACCAGGGAGCAGGGGGTTAGGGGGGTAGCGGAAAAACAGGGGGTGTCTCTCGCGCATGGTATAGGGCTATATGCACACATCCCCTCCCCCCTTTCGCAGACCTCTCTGCACTGGCATGTTAGCTGCGGGGAGCTATGCCGGTGCTCCCTCTGGGGGTGACGGAAAACGGGGGCGGGGGATTTTATGTAGAACATTACGAAAATAACTGAAACCCATTGTGTTCACTTGACGAAATATGCTTGAATGAAGTTGGCGGGATAGAACCCGCCTGCCTCCTGTGTCAGACGCCAGTTTTCACCTTCAGTTCCTTTCCTGTTGCCCGGTGGGTCCGAACAGCCCACCGGAGCATGGTTTCGTAGCTCAGTCGGAAGAGCGAGCGGTTGTTAACCGCTGGGTCGCAGGTTCGATCCCTGCCGGGACCGCCAGAATTTTTTGTGAGAGGGGGCCGGGGCATGGCTTATCAGAAGAAAAATCCCACTGCGGAAGAGCGCAAGGCGCACATGGATAACATGAACAAGAAGGCCGCCGCGGCTCACAGGAAACAGACGATCGAGAGGATCAAGGCGTTCCTGAAGCAGTCCGAAGAATACTTTGACGTGCAGGACCGGCTGGAGCAGGCATACAGCGAGGCGGGCCTTGCCAATGCGATGCGATGGACGGTTCAGCGGCTTCAGGGGTATTACGACTACAACGATGGCCGGGAGGCCGAAGTGGTCGAAGCGCAGGTAGAAGCCTTTGAAGCGGGCAATGAGGAGATCGACGATCCCCGCTGCGTCATGAGCTACTACGTGCGGCTGGCATACCAGCGGATTCAGGAGCAGATCGACACCAGCCCCATCTACCAGGAAAAGGGCATGGTGACGCGAGGCATTTTCCTGAACAAGCAGAAGCGTCTGGGCGGCTATCAGGACAAGCAGGAGACCCGCCAGGACATCAGCGTGAACGTGACCTTCGGGGACGGCGTGGACGCAAGCGACTTCAAGTGAGGAGGCGGCGAGGTGAACGGCCTGATTTTGGTTTTATCCCTGATCTGCGGTGCGGCCAGCATAGGCGCGGCCGTATGCGCGGTGCTGATTTTGCGGCTGCTGCGGGAGATCAAAGCCCCCTCCCCCACAGAACCGGAGAAGCCGGAGGCGGAGGAGCCTACGGACCGGCAGAAAAGCGTGGAACAGGGCATTGACAACCTGATGACCTACGACCTGAACACCATGAAAGCCAGCCTGAAAGGGCGGGAGGTGTGATATGGCGGTTACGGTACAGCAGATTTTTGACATCGCCATCCACCTGATGGATTCCCAGAACGAATCCACCGGCTCCACGGATACGGCGGACACCAAGGAGTACAAGCTGCGGACCGTTTCCCTGCTGAACAGCGTTTTAGACCGGGCGTTTCCGTACAGCGACAACTACCGGGAGGCACTGGAAGCGGCGGGCGGCAAGCGGCCTATCTGCCCAAAGGTGACGGAGATGGCGGACGAGGTGGCGCTGGATGAGCGGATCTGCACCGGGGCGTTGCCCTACGGATTGGCAGGTCTGCTGCTGCTGGAGGAGGACCCCAGCAGAGCCAACTTCCTGTGGCAGACGTTTCTGGAACAGCTGGAGCTGTGCCGCCAGAGCCTGCCCAGCGTGATCGGCGATGTGGAAAACCTCTACGGCGGCATTGAACACGGGGAGTTTGGAGCATGGTGGTAGATGGGACGTGGGTCTACCGCTGCCCTATCTGCGCGAAAGCACTTCAGCACATCGAACCGGACAGCGTGATCTACAACACGCCGATTTACTGCCGAAGATGCAAGGTGAGCCACTACCCCACCATTTTTGAGGGGCGGGAGCTGGATACAGACGTCCCCTTCCCCCTGAAAACCGAATAAAAACGAGAGCCCAACGAGGCCATGAGAACGGCGAAAGCCGTTTCTTGTGGTCTCGTTTTTTGTTTTGTCAGCAAAGCCAGACCAGGCTTTGAAAATACAAAGATCCGGCCAGACCAGGCCGGGGAAAGAGGCCAATATGGACGAAAACATGAACCAGATCCCCGAACAGGAGACCGAAACTACGGACGCCTTTTTGGACGATTGGGACGGCGGCGCGGAGATGACGGCAGACCAGCCGGAAGAGACCGCAGAGCCGGTGGAGACTGGCGAGGAAACGCCTGTCGAGGACCCAAGTGAGAGCGCAGAGACGCCGGAAGAGGGCACTGAGCCTCCCGCAGATGCGGAACAGGCAGCCCAGACGCAGCAGACCGAGGCGGAGACCGTGGACGCACGGCCCCAGACATGGGAACTGCGGCACATGGGCGAGGTGCGGCAGGCCAACGAAGCGGAAATGGTGGCACTGGCCCAGAAGGGCATGGACTATGACCGCATCCGCAGCCAGTATGACGAGTTTAAGCCTGTGATGGAGATGGTCAACCGCTTTGCAAACCAGCAGGGGTTGAACACCAAGGACTACATTTCCATGCTCCGGGCGCAGGCAAAGCAGGCCGAGGGCCTGAGTGAAGCGGACGCGCGGCGCTCCGTGGAGCTTGAGGACCGGGAGGCCGTTGTGGCCGCCGCAGAAGCAGAGCGGCAGGCCCAGCAGGACGCTATGGCGCAGGCCCAGCGGGCCGAGGCCGAGGCGGCAAGCCGCCGACAGGCGGACATTCAGGAATTTCAACAGACATTCCCCGAGGCAGCAAAGGACCCCAACAGCATCCCGCCCCAAGTCTGGGCAGATGTGCGGAACGGCTCTTCTCTGGTCGCCGCCTACGCCCGGTACGCCGTGCAGCAGGCGCGGCAGGACGCGGCAGCCGCCCAGCGTGAGGCGGCTTCCGTACAGCAGAACCAGCGGAACGCGGAGCGCTCCACCGGCAGCATGAGAAGCGCCGGGGACAGCTCCAAGACGCGGGACGATTTCGGAGACGCCTTTGACAGTGCCATGTAACGGCACTTTTGCCTATGGGGAAACCGGACGAAAGAGAGGTTTTTACCTATGGCTATCAACTACGCAATTAAGTACGCAACCAAGATCGCGGAGCGCTTCAAGAAAGCCTCCATCACCGCCGATGACTGCAGCAACAGCTATTCCTGGCTGAATCCCTACAGCCGCACCATCCGCATCGGCAGCGTGAACACCGTGCCTGAGACCCAGTACACTCGCAGCGGCTCCAACCGCTTTGGCGAGGTCCATGATGTGGGCGACACCCTTCAGGAGATGACCTGCGAACAGCAGCCCGCCTTCTCCTTCACCATCGACGCGCCGGACCAGACCGATCAGGCCATCCAGAAGTCCGCAGGCAGCGCTCTGCGGCGTCAGCTGGACGAGGTGACCATCCCCGGCATGGACAAGCACCGCATCAAGAAGTGGATCATGGGCGCGAACATCGCCGTCAAGGAGGCTACCGCCCCCACCAAGGCCACCATCGGCGGTCTTATCATCGACCTGAACGCGAAGATGACCGACGCGCTGGTGCCTCTGGAGGGCCGCACCCTCTACATCGCCACCGAGTACTACAAGCTGCTCAAGCAGATGCCCGATTACATCGGCGTGGACGCTCTGGGCAAGGAGGCTCTGGCAAAGGGCGTTGTGGGCGAGTTCGACGGATGCCGCGTGAAGCCCATCCCCACCAGCTACATGCCCGCCGGTGTGTACTTCTTTATCAAGCACAAGGGCTGCACCGTGGACCCTGTGAAGCTCCAGAAGTACAACATCCTGACCGAGGTGCAGGGCTATTCCGGCCCCGTGGTGCAGGGCGTGACCTACTATGACAGCTTCGTGCTGGGCGCCAAGGGTGACGGTGTTGCCGTTTGCGGCAATGCTGCAGTTCTGGCGGCACCCGTGATGTCTATCACCGGCCATGCCGTCAGCATCACCGCCGTGTCCGGCGTGGTGTTCAAGTACACCACCGACGGCACCAACCCCCGGTATTCCACCACCGCCGAGGTCTACACCGCCGCTGTGACCCTGACCGCCGGGCAGACTATGCGGGCCGTGGCCACCAAGGACGGCTGCGTGGGCATTGAGGGCACCAAGGATTACGAGTGATCTCATGGGAGGGGGCTTCGGCCCCTTCCCCCATATATGGGCGGAGCGGGTGCATGAACCCGGCCCGTCCACCAGATATAAGGAGCGATTATGCCTCGATATAAACAGACAGCAGGCGGAACGGTACAGGTGGATTTGGGGACGCTGAACCCCAAACAGAAGCAGTTCTGCCAGTCCCGGAGCCGGTACACGGCTTACGGCGGCGCCAGAGGCGGCGGCAAGACACACGTTCTGCTGCGGAAGGCGGCAGGCGGCGCGCTCACCTACCCCGGCATTAAGATCTTGATCGTGCGCCGGGAGTACCCAGAATTGGAGCAGAACATCATCCTACCCATGCAAAAGCTGATCCCGCCGGAGGTGGGCAGCTACAACGGCAGTATGCGGATGATGTTCTTCTGCAACGGCAGCATTATCAAGTTCGGGCACTACGGAGCGGGGGACGATCAGGAATATCAGGGCCTTGAATTTGACTGGATCTTCATGGAGGAGGCCACTCAGTTCTCGGAATCCCAGTTCCGCACACTGGGCGCGTGCTTGCGTGGCGCGACCAAGTTCCCCCGTCGGATGTACCTGACCTGCAACCCCGGCGGCATCGGCCACCTGTGGGTAAAGCGGCTGTTCGTGGACCGGGAGTACCGGGAGGGGGAAAAGGCCAAGGATTACACCTTCATCCCCGCCACGGTGGACGATAACCCCCAGCTTTTGGAGGCGTCCCCGGAGTACAAGCAAATGCTGGACCTGCTGCCGGAGGATGTACGGCGGGCGTGGCGTTACGGTGACTGGAACGCCATGGCAGGCACGTTCTTCCCGGAGTTTCGCAAAGAAACCCATGTGATTGCGCCTTTTGTGCGTGTGCCTCGTGAGTGGAAGAAATACCGGGCGTTCGACTATGGCCTTGATATGTTCGCCTGCCTTTGGGTGGCGGTGGACTTTGAGGGGCGGGCCTATGTGTACCGGGAGGTACAGCAAAGCGGCCTGATCGTCAGCGAGGCGGCAAAGCTGGCAAATGCCCTGACCCCGCCGGAGGAGCACATTGAGTTCACCATTGCCCCGCCGGATATGTGGAACCGGCAGAAGGACAGCGGGCGGAGCATGGCGGAGATCTTCGCGCAGTACGGGTTAGGGCTGCTGAAAGCCAGCAACAACCGCGTTCAGGGCTGGATGGCCGTCAAGGAGCTGCTGAAGCCCATGAAGAGCGACACGGACCGGCCCGGACTGCTGGTGACGGAAAACTGCGTGGGCCTAATCCGCAACCTGCCCTCCATCCAGCATGACGAGAAAAACCCCTCGGACTGCGCCACGGAGCCCCATGAGATCACCCATATCTGCGACGCTGCCCGGTATTTCTGTGTCACCCGCGTTCTGGGCGCTCAGAAAACCGTGGAAAAGATCGTGGACGATTTCGACGAGGGCGAGGACTACGATGACGTGATGACGGGCGGGGAGATGACCGCCGGTTATCTATCCTACGGATAAAGGAGGCCCGGACGATGGCTCAAATCACATCCAGCAACGATATTCAGGTGTTGAAGATCCGCCAGTTTTTGGGCCTGAACGAGAACCCGGACGGAGATACCAAGATCAAGAACGGCGAAATGAGCAAGATGCGGAACTTCCGTGTGACGCGGGAGAAGCACTTGCAGCTGCGCCCCGGCACCAAGACGGTTTTGAACCTGAAAACGGCATGGGACGCATGGTGCGCGGAGAGCGGCCACACGGCCCCCACAGCAAACCCGGTTTTCTCCGGCGCGTGGGAGGGCGTGGTAGACAGCAAACAGCGGACCCTCGCCGCCTTCGGCGGTCTGATCTTCTCTCTGGACCCGGCGGCGGCAACTACCAAGGTTGTGGGCCAGTGTACGCAGGACCAGACCTCGTTCTTCGGCTTTTCCAACAAGGTTTACCTCCTGAACGGCCATGAATACATGAGCTGGGACGGCAAGGACAACAGCAGCTTTGCGGCGGTGGAGGGGTATATTCCCACGGTGATGAACGCCACCACGCCTGCGGGCGGCGGGTTTCTGCTGGAAAACGTGAACCGGCTGACGGGCAAGCGAAAAGTGCTGTATTCCCCGGACGGCAAGGAGACGGTTTTCCACATCCCGGAAAAGACAGTGGATGAGATCATCTCCGTGAAAATCGGGGACACGGCGCAGACCTACACCTCTGACCTAACGGCACGGACCTTTACCATTACCCCTGCCCCCGCTGCCGGAACCAACACACTGGAGCTGATCTACCGCAGCGGCAACGGAGAACGGGCGCAGGTAACTGGGATGCGCTTCTCCGAGCTTTACAACGGCCAGACGGATAGCCGTGTGTTCCTCTACGGAGACGGCACCAACAAGACCATTTACTCCGGTATTGATTCCGCCACCGGCAAGCCTTCGGCGGAATACTTCCCGGATCTGTACGAGGCGGAGGTTGGCGAGGCCAACACGCCTATTACCGGGATGGTGCGTCACTACGCACGGCTGGTGGTATTCAAGCAGGACGCCACCTACTCCATGAGCTATTCCACGCTGGTAACGGCTACGGACGTCACCACGGCGGCGTTTTACGTGACCCCTGTCAACCGGCAGTTCGGCAATAAGGCTCCGGGGCAGGTGGACATTCTGGAGAACAACCCCCTGACGCTGGACGATCAGGCGGTGTATCGGTGGCGGAGCGTATCCACCAGCGGAAACATCACCTTTGACGAGCGGAACGCGGAACGGATCTCCGACCGGGTAGAAGTGACGCTGCAAGGCTTTGACATGAAAGAGACCCGGACCTTCAACCGGAAATCGGCGCAAGAATACTGGTGGATGTACGGAGACAAGGCGCTGATCCTAAACTACGGCGCGGACGCATGGTATCTCTACACCGGATTGAGCTTCCGGGCCATGGTGGAGGTGGGGCTGGAGACCTACGGCTTCCGGCCTGACGGCGGCGTGGTGCATCTTTCCCGGCAGTACCGGAACGATGACGGCAAGGACATTGACGCCTACGCCGCCACCGGATCCATGGACTTTGACCGGGATTGGGTGCTGAAATACAGCCCGCTTATTTTCGTGGCGATTCAGCCGGAGAGCAACGCGCGGGTTCATGTGACGGTGGAGACTAACCGCCGCAGCGACTACCCGGAGAAAATCGTGTCCTCCGGTCTGGCCACCTTTGCCCATGCGGACTTCGCCCACTGGTCTTTCGGCACCAACCGAAAGCCGCAGGTGCGGCGGGTGAAGATGAAGGTGAAGAAGGCCACCTTCTACAAGCTGGTATTCAAGAGCAAATCGGCATCGTCTACCGCAACGGTTCTGGAGACGGACGTGCAGCTGCGATACACAGGCAATGTCAAGTAAAGGAGTGGTGTTATGAGCAAAGGCATCATGGCCCCGGAGCAAGTGGCAAAGGAATACGCTGCCGGGGTGAATTTCAATTCCGGGATAGACCTGTACGATTGTGTAGAGACAAACGAAAACTTCTTCATCGGTAAAGGCTTGCCGATGTAAAACCCCCGAAAAAAGCTGGAAGGCTAAACGAGACAAAACATCTAATGGAGGATGAATATGATTGATTTAACCGGTAAGAGATATGGGCGCTTAGTTGTTGTGGGATTCGACCGCCTGCAAAACCACAAGACATATTGGAAGTGCGCCTGTGATTGTGGGCTGGTGGTTATTGCCACCGGAAATAACCTCCGAAGCGGCAATACTTCCTCTTGTGGGTGCTTGCGCAGAGAAACGGCAAAAGCACAGGGGAAAAAGAATACGTTACACGGAGAGAGCCATGACCACAGAACACGGCTTTACACGATATGGAGCGGGATGCGGCAGCGGTGCAGCAACGCAAATCATGAAGCCTACTATTTATACGGTGGCAAGGGCGTTCGTGTGTGTGAGGAATGGGGCAGCTATGAGGCGTTCAAGGCGTGGGCACTGCACCATGGATACGCGGATGACCTGACCATTGACCGCATTGACCCCAATGATGGGTATTGCCCTGAAAACTGCCGGTGGATCACTCGCAGTGAAAACACAGCGAGGGCAAATAAAAATCATAAGTCTCGCAAGCTAATCAGAGGTGAAGGCTTACAGGAATGTAAGCCAGCCGCAACGCATAGTGGCAGGGCGTGAACCGCTATCAGCCACCACGAGGCGGGGGCACTCAGACCGAGTGAAAAGATATGCTGAACTCATGGGAAACCATGAGAAGCAGGGGATAAAAAGCCTCTGCGATAACAACCTTGAAGCAGTGGGAGGGGGTCCAGAGCAACGGCCTCCCCACCCCCGTATTTAACTTTCTGAAGCGGGTGGTGCTGTTCTCCGTGGCGAATATTTCCACGGATAATCTGAAGCTGTGGGCGCGGGCCATGTCCTCCAGCGGGGAGCGGAACACGCAGACCTTGGAGTTAGTGGCCGACATTCTCAACGATCAGTTTGCGTCCATCTTTGAGCACAACAGTATCGGCGGGCGCATCCGGGAGTATACCCGCAATGCCGCCGTGGACGGTGACGGCTGTATGTATACCTACTGGGACGATACGGCGGAGACCGGGCAGGCCAGCAAGGGCGCCATCCGCACGGAAGTTCTAATGAACACGCAGGTTTTGTTCGGAAACCCCAACAACCGGGACGTGCAAAGCCAGCCCTACATCATTCTGGAACGGCGGATGCTGCTGAGCGAAGCCCGGAAGCGGGCCAAGCGGTACGGCAAGGACCCGGACGAGATCCAGCCGGACAACAAGGACTGCGGCAACAACTACATGGATTCCATGAGCGGCAGCGGGAACAAGGTGACGGTGCTGCTCCGGCTGTGGAAGGATGACGAGACCGGCACCGTCCACGCCTACGAGTGCACCCGGCAGGCGGAGATCCGGGGCGATCTGGACCTCGGTATCAAGCTGTATCCCCTGACGTGGATGAACTGGGACTATGTGCAGGACTGCTATCACGGACAGGCCATGATTACCGGCCTGCTGCCCAACCAGATCTTTGTGAACAAGCTGTTCGCCATGTCCATGATCTCACTGATGACACTGGCCTATCCGAAGGTGGTATACGATTCCACCAAGGTAGCCAAGTGGACAAACAAGATCGGCGGGGCTATTCCGGTAAACGGCAGCGTGGAGGGCGTGGCGAAGATCATTGACCCCGCCAGCATTTCCCCCCAGATCAGCCAGTTTATCGACATTGCCATCAGCTACACGCAGAAGTTCCTCGGCGCATCGGATGTGGCGCTGGGTGATACCCGACCGGACAACACCTCCGCCATTATCGCCTTGCAGCGGGCGGCGGCAACGCCCATGGAGCTGACGAAGCAGAACCTCTTGCAAAGCATTGAGGATCTGGGCCGCATCTACATGGAGTTCATGGGTGAATACTACGGAGAGCGGTATGTGGAGATCTCCAACCCCTATGACAACAGCAAACTGGTGGTTCCCTTTGACTTCTCCATCCTGAAGGAGATTCCCTTCACCATCGGACTGGACGCGGGCGCGGCTTCCTATTGGAGTGAGATTGCCGCCATGCAGACCTTGGACAATCTGCTGATGCAGGGCAAGATCTCCACGGTGGAGTATCTGAAGCGTCTGCCCGCCGGACAGATCACCGACAAGGAGGCGCTGATCCAAGCCCTCCAGCAGCAGGAACGTGCCATGATGGGTGGTCAGCCGGGAGCAGAGGGCGAACAGCCTGTTACCGAAGAGGAAGCCGTCCCCATTCGGGGCGGGGCCGGATACGGCCAGTTGCAGCGGAAGATTAACGAGACCGGCGAAGTGCCGAAAACGGAGGTAGGTGCTTAAATGGAAAAACGATTGACAGCGGACCTGAACGTGGTAGCCAACTCCAATCTGGAAATTCAACTGCTGGACGGCGATCTGAACATCATTCAGAAATTGGATGATGAGCCGAACGACGTGGGCGGTCTGACCAGTGCGGAGCTGAAAGCCAAGTTTGACGAATCCGGCAACATCATCAAGAAGTACATCAACGAGACCCTGATCCCGGCGGTGCTGACGGATGACGCCACGGAGGAAAGCCGCAAGCAGGCGGAGGCGGCGCGTGTCGCGGCAGAGCAGGGGCGCGTGACCGCCGAGGAAGGCCGGGTATCCACGGAGGCGGCACGGGCAGCGGCAGAGCAAGCCCGGTCCGAGGCCGAAGCCTCCCGCGTGTCCGCCGAAAACGCCAGAGAAACGGCTGAACAGGCCAGAGCCAACGAAACCGCCGGTATCGTAGCCCGGGCAACGGAACAGGCCAATGCAGCGGCGGGCAGCGCGTCCCAAGCCGCAGGCAGTGAGCAGATCGCCAAGGATGCGGCGGGTACGGCCACAGGTGCGGCAAGCACGGCATCCAATGCGGCAAGTTATGCCAGTCAGGCAGCGGCGGCGGCATCCGGCTCCGCGTCTCAGGCCAGCGCGGCAGCAGCAGCGGCGGCGCAGAGTGCGGCAAACGGAGAGACCGCCAATAAGAACGCCCAAAGCTGGGCCGTGGGCGGAACCGGGACCCGCCCCGGCGAGGACACGAACAACGCCAAGTATTGGGCAGAGCATGCGGAGGCAGTTGCAGGCGGTGACTTTGCTACCAAATCGGAGGCACAGGGCTATGTAACGGCGCATAACGAGAACGTTGACGCACACCACGACCTCCGGGTTGCGGTAGCCGGTTCCATCCGCTACGACGAGGCCCAGAGCCTCACCGACGAGCAGAAGAAACAGGCGAGGGGGAATATCAACGCCGCCCCCGGAGGGTACGGATTAGGAGATTACGGTAAAATGCTGACCGCCGATGATGATTTAAACACCCTGACAGTCGGAGGCCATTATCTATTTTTCGGTAACTCTATACCCCAAAATGCGCCAACTGGTTTAATTGACTGGACTGCATATGTGATCGAAAATTTGCCGTACAACGAACTCGTTACGGCGCAGATTTTACATATTATTGTCCCAAATCTTACATCGGAGTATGGCAAATATAGCAACTGTAGTCTCAGGCGGACGCGTTACGGTAACGACTATGTACCATGGGAATGGGTAAATCCACCCATGGAGTTGGGCACTGAGTACCGCACCACGGAGCGGTATCTCGGAAAGCCGGTGTATGTGAAAACCATAAACATGGGGAATCTTCCGGGCAATGCCGTAAAAAGGGCCAGTTTCCAATCAAATAACGTTGTCGATAAAATCGTGTCCGTAACCGGGCAATGCACTACCGACTCAGGAGTGAACATGTCCATGCCTTACCACACAGGGTCTGGTCCGAACTGGAACACTGTAATTTTAATTGGCGCAGATGGGTCCGGAGCAGCTCAGATTGTCACATTTGCCCCAGATTTCTCCGAATACAAGAATGCATGTATTACGGTGAAATACACCAAGCTGGCAGATTAAAGGGGCGGCTCTATGGAAAACACCTGCATCTGTTGCGGGGCAGTCATCCCCGAAGGCCGTCAAGTGTGCCCAATTTGTGAGCGACAATGGCCTGAATTTTAATCTGCACGAAACCAAGTCGGACTTTTGACTTGCACGAAAGCAAGTCGGAACTCTGGCACTGACGCGGACAAGCTCTGTGCGTCAGGAACCTAAAAAACCAATTGAACCCGGTTGAATTTCAACCGAAAAAATGAAAGGGGTATACATTATGGAAAAGAAGTTTGCTGAGATCATCAACGAGGGCTACAAAAGCGGCAAGATCACCGAAGCCATCAATGCCGAGCTGAAGGAGGCCGGTGCCAACTTCCACCTGGATTCCGATAGCGGCGTGGCCGGTTGGACGGAGGACGAAATGCGGAAGGGCTTCATCCAGACTGAGGACGACAGCAAGGACGCTCTGTACAAGATCGCCAGCGATGGCAAGCCCATCCGCTTTTCCCACAAGGCACCGGGCGGTGGGGTATACAGCACCGCCATTCCCGTGATGGATCGGGACGAAAGCCGTGCCGGTACTGTCATCACCGTGGATCGCTGGGAGCTGGCCTATGATGAGCTTGGCTACTGTTACGCCCGGAGCTACCTGAGAAAATGAATGTGCGGGTTACACCGAAAGGAGGTACACCATGAACGCTTTACACATCAAGAATACGGTGTTGGCGGTGCTGGCTGCGACCGGATCTGCCATCGCGCAGGCTCTGGGGGGCTGGGATATGGCGCTGAAAGTGCTGATCTGTTTCATGGTGCTGGACTATGCCACCGGCTGGATGGTAGCGGCCATCTGGCATAAGTCCAGCAAGAGCGGCACCGGGGCGCTGAGTTCCGACGCCGGGTTCAAGGGGCTGGCGAAGAAGTGTGTCATGCTGGCGCTGGTATGGATGGGGGCATTATTGGATCAGGCCACATCCAGCGACTTTGCCCGTGACGCAGTGTGTATGTTTTTCATCGCCAACGAGGGCCTGTCGATTTTGGAGAATACGGCAGTAATGGGGGTCCCCTACCCCGCCTTTGTGAAAAACATGCTGGACGCCATTCGTCAGGCCAGCGATCAGGGGAAACAGAATACGGAGGCTCACACATGAGCACGAGAGCGGGCACCGTCCCGCTCTCCGATCTCCAATTTTTGAAGATCTATTTCAATAAGCGGCGTCTCCGCTCCACCACGGCCAACCTGAAAAAGATGCTGGCGGAGGCGGGCGGGGACGCTATCTGCAATGGCTCCATTTTCCTGCGGAACCAGACACCGGCCTGCCACCTGAAAGCAGACGGCAAGGTACACAAATCCCCGAACTACCGGGCGTGGGCCGTAAGCTGGAACACCCCGGCGGACTTCGGCGTGAAAACCGTGCCCAATGGAGACCGGAATTACATGGAGTGCGTTCACCTCATCATCGGCGGGAAGAAGATCAACCCCATCCACTGCGGGGCTGATATGAAGTACCGCGCTCCCCGGACGGCCATCGGCACCAAGGATGGGCGGTTTGCCTACTATGTGAGCAAGAACCGGCGGACGCCGGAACAGCTTCGTGACCTGCTGGCCGCGTCCGGCTGGGACAACGCCATTATGATGGACGGCGGCGGGTCTGCCTGCTTCATGGATTCGACAGGCAAGGGCTTTACCGGGGACGGGCGGGTGATCCCGTTCTTTCTCGTGTGGAAAAAGAAAAGCGGGGATGCGTGTGAGCCGAAAGGAGAGAAACCTATGGTAGAGATCAACGCCTATTCCAAGGCAAAGGACGGCGGCAAGAAGCTGTCCACCCATTTTAAAGTGAAAGAATTTGCCTGCAAGGACGGCTCCGATGCCGTGCTGGTGGCTCCCCGGCTGGTGATGGTGCTCCAGAGCCTCCGCAGTCACTTTTGCGCGGCTGTGACCATCAACAGCGGCTACCGCACACCCCAGTACAACGCCAAAGTCGGCGGCGTGACGGACAGCCAGCACTGCTACGGCACGGCGGCTGACATTGTGGTGCGGGGCAAGACCCCAGCGCAGGTGGCGGCTTATGCGCGGCAGCTGATGCCGGATTGGGGCGGCGTGGGCGTATACAGTCAGAAGGGCTTTACGCACATTGATACAAGGGAAGTCCGGGCAGACTGGAACGGATAAGGAGGACCATGTATGGCAGGTTACTACGATAAAAACAAAGACTACTCCAAGGAGCTTCAGCGGACGGACCTGTCGGCCTCCGAGCGGGACCGGCTGACCAAGGAGCGCGAAAATAAGATTGCTGACAAGTATGGCGGCAGAGAGCCGAACATGATCGGCTCCGACAAGACGTACAGCCAGACCTACGGCGGGTCCAGCAACCGGGGGAAGAGCGGCAGTTCCGGCGGCAGCTCTCAGGGCACTTTCGGCGGGGTTTCTTATACCCGCAATGACAATGGCGGCGGTATTTACGGGATGCCCACCAGCAACTCCGAGGTAAAGAACTACAAGCAGGGCGGCGTGACCTATCAGGTGGGTGCGGACATGAGCCGACGTCAGGATCTGGCGGGCAGGGCGCAGGTGTCCAACGGCTATACCGTGTTCTATGACGATGACGGCTACGCCTACAAGGCCGTGAAGGGCGTGGCAGACTACACCCCCCATCAGGACATCAACGCCGGGAACGGCAGTTACGGCAAAAGCGGCGCGTGGACGGACAACGAGATGCTGTCTGCACTGGACCGCTCCAAGATTCAGGACATCCGCAACCGCCTGCAGCGGGGTGAGATTACCGGCGATCAAGCCAACCAGGCGGCAAACGCCATTCGTGCGGGCTACGGCTACACCATCGACAAAAACGGCTATGTGACGGACAGCGGCGCTATTTCTTCCGTAAATGATCTGCGGCGGCGGCTGGGGCTTGACAACAGCCCGGAAAGCGCGGAGCTGGCCTACTATCGCTATCTCATGGGCACGGACACCTCCCCCTCCGCACAGGCCAGCGGCAAGGTACAGTCCTTCGGGGACTATCTGGCGGAGAACGGCGGCGTACAGGCCGGGACTACCGGCTACGGGACCCCGGCATACAGCCAACAGCGGGTCACGGATATTAACGCAGGCAGCACCCCGGCCAGCAATTTCACGGCGCAGACCGGCACGAGCTTTGACATCGGGGACGGCAACGACTATCTGAAAGAGCTGTACGCCAAGAAGGTGGCGGCGGAGCTGGCGGCGCTGAAATCCGCCTACGAGCAGAACACCGCCACACTGGATGCCAGCCGTGCGCAGATCGCCCCGGTATACGACATCGCCCGGAACAGCGCGGCCAACCAGAACGCCCTGAGCCGTGGCGCGTTTCAGGAGATGGCGGTTGCCAACGGCCTGAACACCGGCACCACCGGACAGGCGGCGCTGGCACAGGACGTTGTGCTCCAGCAGAACCTCTCCCAGATCGACCGGGAGCAGGCGGAAAAGACTGCGGCGATCGACCTCCAGCGAAGCCAGCTTGACACGGAGTACCGGAACGCCATTGCCAAGGCAGAGGCCACGGGAGACGCGGAGCTGGCAAACGCCCTGTATGAGGAATACGTCCGGCAGCAGAATCTCTACGCCAAGTACGGTGGGCAGACCGGCGGCTCCAGTTCCGGCGGCTCCGGCGGCAGCACCGTGGTAAAGCCGACGCTGACCGCCAGTCAGGTGCAGTCCGCGCTGAAAAACGGCATCGTGACGGATGACGTGATCTCCGCCTTTGATTACTACTACGGGCAGGGGGCCTATGATTCCCTGTACGGCACCGGCAGGTTGACGGCGGGGACAACCGGCACTGCCAAAACCGGCGGCAGCACCGGTAAAAAGAAGGGAAGCTACTCCAATGGCTCCCTGACCAATCAGCAGGTGAAGCAGCTCCAGAAATACTACGGCGTGTCTCAGGACGGCAAGTGGGGCACCAACTCCAAGAAGGCCGCAGGCGGCCTGACGGCTGACCAGGCGTGGGCGAAGTATCAGGGCGGCGGCAGCAGCGGCAGCGGCGGCAGCAGCAACTACGGAAACATCCGCAGAACGATCACGGGCTATATGTCTCAGGGCAACTACGCAAAGGCGCAGAGCTACCTGAAATCCAACTGGAACAGCCTGACAGAGGCGCAGCAGCAGGAGATTTCCAATCTATTCGGGTAAGGAGGCTATACGATGGCGGTAAAGATGCCGGATCTGGTCGCTTACGGCGAGCGGGTCAACAAAACACAGAATAAAAGCGGCGGCGTTCAGATGCCGAACCTTGTAGCCTATGGCAAGCGGGCGAAAGCGCAGAAGGCAAAAGAGCCGAAGGCCGTTACGCCTTCTGCCTCCCCCCGGCCTATGGAGAACGCCAGCATCGGGAACAGCCGACCCAACAGCCGCCTGCTGGCAGACGTGCAGACCGGCGGCACCACGCCCCCCTCTCTGGATAACGGGCGCGTGGGGAAGGTGATCTCCGGCGCAGCGAAGTCCGCCGGCTCCGCCTACGCAAATCTGGGCGGTGTGCTGGCGGAGGGGGCAGGGAAGCTGAATACCCGGATCGCCAACCAGAACGCCGGGGAATCCCTGCAAAGCGACCATGATGCGGTGAAGCGGTATGAAAAGATGCTCCGGGACGTGAAGTGGGCCAACGGCAAGGCCATGACGGCGGCGGACGTGAAGCAGGTGCAGAGCTACCTTGCGGCGGCAAAACGCCGCATCGCGTCCCATGAGGGCTACACCAAGGCGGTGGAGCAGTCTGACAAGGCAGTGGCGGACAAGGCGTATCAGAAGGCAGACCGTCTGTCCCAAAGCTCCGCTGCGGACGTGGCGCGGGCCAAGAAAGGGCTGGGGCCGGTGGGCCAGTTCGCCGTGGATCTGGGCGTTCAGGGTGTACAGATGGCGGGGGACGTGGCGGCCAGCGCCGTGATCCCCGGAGCCGGTCTTGCTCTGATGTCGGCCCGTTCCGCCGGAAGCAGCGCCCAACGGGCCAGACAGGCCGGGGCCACCTATGGCCAGCAGCTTGCCTACGGGCTGGGCAGCGGTGCGCTGAGCCTTGCCACGGAGAAGATCAGCAACGTGGCAAGCCCCTTTAAAAAGGCGTTCGGCGGCGGCGTTCTGGACAACGCCATCAGCGGTGCGCTTTCCAAACTGAATAACAGCGCGGCGGGCCGCATGGCCCTCTCCATGATCTCCGAGGGCGGCGAGGAATTTATCGAGGACGTTTTCCAGCCCGTTTTGCAGCGGGCCACCTATGACCCCTCTGCCCGGTTCGATCTCAGTGAGGCGCTGTATGACGCGGCGGTGGGCGCGGCCATGGGCGGCATCGGTGCAGGCGTTGACGTGATCCGACAGCGTGGAAACGGTCAGGCGGACGCACAGCCCACGCAGGAGGTACGCCCGGAGGTGCGGGAGGGTATTGATACCCCCACACCCGCAAACGCCGCAGAAGACACGCAAAACGCCGTCCCCGGTGTGGAGACGGCGCCGAAGTATGATGCTTTGCAAGCGGATGCAATCCGCCATGAGGGGAAAACCTTCCGAAATCTGGTAGCCGGATTTGACACCAGTGTTTCCGAATTTTTCAACAAGTGGAGAAATGGGCGGAAGAACACGGGAACCGAAAAGCTGGAAAAGCTGTATCTGGGGAAAATGTCTGAAGATGCAAAACGGCAGGCATCCAATATTCTGGGCTATGAGATCGACAGCCGGGACATGATCGTTACCAGTGATGATGTGAAGCATATTCTGGATTCTCACGGCAACGCAGAGACTGAACTCCAGAGAGGCAACCAACCGCTGGAACAGTGGGCGATTGACGCCATTCCAGACGTTGTAACCCAGCCGGACAGCATCGTTCCCGGCAGCACGAACACCAGCGGAAAGCACCCCGGGAAACAGGGCGTTATTTTCAGCAAAACCATGCCGAATGGGACTGTGGTAACGGTTCAGTTCGACAACAAAGGCCGAAAAACCATGGAACTGACCACCATGTATGTGAAAAAAAGCGGCCCCACAACTCAGGCGTTCAACGTGGAGAATACCTCCCCGCAACTTACGGCCAAGCCGGTTCCTGAATCTGTGAGTTCCGCTTCTTCGGACCTGGCCCCCGCAGAGG